GAGCACGGCACGAGAGCTACGAGCTTGAAACACGAGGGGCGAATTTCCCCAATCGAAAAAGATGGAGAGGTGCGTCAGCACCTCTCCATCTCCAGGCTAGCCTAGGCCTTCAAGAACTCCGGCAGCGGAAGCACGCTCTTCGGCTGCACCCAGAAGTTGCCACGCACGCCCTCCAGGCTCATGATCGGCGACGGCCGCACGCGTCCCTGCTCCATCAAGTCCGCGTATTCGTTGAAGAACTTGAGGAACTCGGCCGCGTTCTCCTTGGCCGCTTCCTCGGTGTCGACCGTCTTGCGGTACGTATAGGCCACGCTCCACGCGGGATTGGTCACGCGGAACGTATACCTGCCGTTGCGACCGGCAGTGATGATAGTCGCCTCGGGTCGATTGATTGGCTTGGTAGTCATTTCAAGTCTCCATCTAGCAGTTACACACAAGGGAGGGACGACGCCCCTCAAAGAGGGGGCGGCGGCCCACCCCCACCAGGTAGGGATGATCCCCCCGCCTGTTCCAAAAGGCCGTAGGGTACCGGAGGCCTTCGTCCTTGATGCAGATCAAAAGCCAACACAAACCAACACAAACCAATACATCTCGGCACATGTCGTCGTGTCTCGCGACAGAGTTCAACATCTCGCCACAGCTCGCCCTGCTCGCTCGCGCTTCCGCGCTCGTCTCGCACACGCGGGGCGAAAATGGGAAAAAATGGGATTGACCGCGCCCTTTTTTGATGATATTGACGATACGTCGGTTGGAGAGGTACTACTAGTATTACTAGTACTACTAGTAAGTAGTACCACTATAGCAAAACCCGTGCCAACTTTTCCTCTTCTCGCCGACACGCTTGGGCGCTATAGTGTTTCGTCATCCTTTGCAAAGGGAGAACACTCATGGCGATGTCTTCTGGTTTTTGGGAGACCTACGGTGGCATCAACGCTGGTGCGACGTACGCTCTCTACTTCGACCGTCCCGCGAAGATCAGGCGGCTCGGTCTCATCCTCAACTCGCTGGCAATGATCGCGTTCAAGGAGCGGTTCGACGCTGCTATCGATGCGTCGACCGGCGAGGCTACGGTACAGACCTACTCTCGTGTCGCGCACACGCCGGACCCCGGTAATCCAGCCGTGCACGGTGGCGCAGTGACGATCGAGTCCGTCAACGTGATGGACAGTGCGACGATCACGGCCGCCGAAGAGGCGGAAATCCTGGCGTCGGCGCAGTTGAACACGGGCCACAATCTGCCGGTCGAGGACAGTTCCGGCAATGGTGGTGGCGGCAAACTGGGTCTACTCTAATGCCTGACGATGTCGGGTATCCCGGCGTCACCGACGTTCCGGTCGACGCTCAAGGGAACAAGACTGATCCAACGGGACGGTCGATCGACGATTTCCTGCGCTCGCTGATTCCGGGTGCAATGCCACAATCAAATGCAGGGGCCGCTGCTCAGCCTACTCGTGGGGATGGCTCGCTCGTTGTCCCCACCGGCATCCAGACTGGGAATGCGGGTCCGCCGCCAGGACTGGGTGGGAGCCGCGTTCAAGAGACGCCTCTTCCTGTCGCACCGATGCCGGGTCTTGAGGCTCCTCCGGGCGGACCTGTTCCAGGTCTGGCTGGTCCGGCAGTCGACGAAGCATTCGCGCCACGACGCGTTCCCGGTACTATTCCTGCTGACCCTTCTCGTGCCGAGATGGATCAACAGATCATGGAAGGTTTCCGCAACTCGATCCTGATGCGACTTTTCAGGAGTATCGGCGCTGGTGGAGATAGTCCGAGTGGTGGCCGCAACATGCCGCAGCCCGCTCCACTAACGCAGTCATTCGATCCGAGGTCGTTGCGCGCGGGGCGGTGATGCAATACCTCGAACTCGCAGACGGTACCCGCATCGATCCCAAAGACGGCAAGCCGATGCCGGAGCACAAGGAGTTCATTCCCGCCCCCGCGCAGGAAGAGGATGAACTGCCGATCACCGCCGTCGTCCGCCGCATCGACGATCTTCCTCTCCCGCCCAAGCAGATGAACGCCGTCGTCGTCGTTCTCGGCTACACATTTCTGGGCATGAACTACTGGGACATCGCAGAGATTACGGGACTCGACGAGAATGCTCTCCGTGGTCTGATGTTCTCCGACGAGTACAAGGAAGTGAAGAGGATGATGCTCGATGGTATCCTGGCCATCGACGGCGACAACGTCCGTGCCATGATCGCACGCAAGGCACGCGACGCCGCGAACGAGATGTTCACGCAACTCGAACGCAGCAAGGACGAGAGTGCGCGCCGCGATGTGGCGAAAGACATCCTTGATCGTGCTGGACATCGTCCGGCCGATGTGGTCAATCACAACATGCGCATCAATGCCGGGCTCACCATCGAGGTCATCAAGCGAGACGAGTCGAAGGTCGGTCCGGTACTGGATCAGGAGAGTTTCTGATGGCAATCGTAGCAGACAGTTCCGGCAACAGTCCGATCGGCGGCGCAGTCGATAACGCCCTGGGCTCGATCAATCGCACAGGCGCGGCCGATCCCAACGGCTCCGTCACTCCATTGTTCTCTGGTGAAATCTACCACGACACCACGAACAACGTGACGTACAAGTCCTTCGGAACCGTTAATACCGATTGGGCTCGCTTCGACTACGCGCCGTAATCGACGTGCCTAGCAAATCGAAGAAGCAGGCGAAGACGATGCGCGCGGCTGCGCACAACCCGAAGTTCGCCAAGAAGGTCGGTATCCCACAGAATGTCGCGTCCGAGTTCGCGTCGGCCGACAAGAAGCGCAATCCGGCGCTGATGAAGGCATTTCGTCGCAAGAGGGGCTGAGAGTGAAGAATGCGTTTCGTGTCGTCGAAGGCGGTCTACAAGAGCGCTTCCTGAAATCCCGCGCCAAGGTGCAGATATATGGTGGGGGCTTCGCAAACGGGAAGACCGCCGCTGCCGTCGTCAAGGCGCTCCAGCTTGCGATGGACTATCCTGGCTCGAACGGCCTCATCGCCCGCTCCACCTACCCCAAACTCAACGACACCATCCGCAAGGAGTTCATGAAGTGGTGTCCCAAGCACTGGATCAAGTCGTTCCCGATGTCGGTGAACGCGTCGAACACCTGCACTCTCCAGAACGGCACCACCATCAACTTCCGCTACATCGCGCAACAGGGCAAGAACTTCGAAGCCACTACATCGAACCTGCTCTCGGCCACGTACGACTGGATCATCGTCGACCAGCTTGAAGACCCGGAGATCGTCCATAAGGACTTCCTCGATCTGCTCGGCCGCCTCCGTGGAATGGCCCCTTATACCGGAGAGGACGCCTCGATGCCGCGTACTGGTCCGCGCTGGTTCATCGCAACCACCAACCCCACGGCGAACTGGGTCTATCGCAAGCTGGTGAAGCCTCTCCACGATCATCAGAAGGACCTGTTCAACGACGATCTGCTCTGTGAGACCGACGAGAAGGGCAAGCCGCTATTCAAGGACGGGAAGCCTGTCCCGATCATCGATCTCTACGAAGGTTCTACGTACTCCAACGTCGAGAACCTCGAAGAGGACTACATCAAGACGCTGGAGGCCTCGTACAAGGGCCAGATGCGCGATCGCTTCCTCTACGGCAAGTGGGCATCGTACGAAGGGCTCGTGTTCCCCGACTTCGACCTCAATACGCACGTACTGCCGCACTCCACCGTCGAGACCTACTTCTGGGAGGTCGCCCGGACAGCGGAGATCACCATTCTCGAAGGCTACGACTACGGTCTCGCCGTCCCTTCCTGCTACATCTACGGCTTCGTCGACACTGCGGGCAACGTCTTCCTGATGGACGGCATCTACGACCCCGAGATGCAACTCGAAGCCCAGTTCGAGCAGATCAGACGAATGCGCGACTACTACGGCGGTCTCCATTCCGAGAGGATCATGGCCGATCCCGACATCTTCCGTCGCAAGCCGGGTGGAAGGAAGATCGTCGGCTTCACGATCGCCGATATGTTCATGGAAGAGGGCCTGTACTGCGAAAGGGGCAACAACGATATCGACACCGGCATCCTCAAGGTGACGCAGTACCTCTATCCTCAAAAGCATCATCTGCACCCGATCACCGGCAACTACGGAGCCCCCTATCTGTTCGTCTCGGACCGCCTCACGTGGTTCATCGACGAGATCACCGGATACTTCTGGAAAAGGGACCAGAGTGGTGATATCACTGAGAAACCGCAGGACAAGAACAACCATGCGATGGACGTGACGCGCTACATCTTCTCCTGGCGGCCGAAGATTTCCGTCGTGCTCGCATCGACGACGACGAAGAAGGTCCTGGGACTGAGGCGATGGGCTGAGATGGACATCCCCGACAAATACAAGAGCGCGAGATATCACTGATGTCGGGACAAAGCGAAATTCTCAAGATGCTGATACAGAAGCTGAAACAGGCTTCTCGCAATGCAGACACATTGGAGTTGCGTAGACAGCGCCTCAAGGCCCATCCAGGTGACAGCGTTAGCTCGGGTGAGCCGCCTCCACCGAAGCCGACCATTGATGATCTGTTGGACAAGGCGGACGAGGAAGTGCGAGCTATCGGACCTGTCAAAGATGCGACGGCACGTGATCATGGAGTCAGTCCGACGCAAATTCTCCGCTTTCCGAAACAAGGCCCGCGCGTGTTTGAGGTCAATAATGAGGGACAGGCACGGGCCTTGGACACATTTGAGGACCCAAAACGTCGCCGCCTTCGAGATGTCTTTGATATAACGCGTAGCGACATTGCATCGCGTCGCGCTACACCCAGTGATCCGTTCTTGGGAGACGCTGACGCATCTGAGAGGTTCAAGCCCGTCACCACAAACAGGCCCCGTGGCTCGGACATTCTAGACCCACAAGGGAGTCGATACGAGCCTGGGGAGAACTTTGAAACTACGATCCGATCCAGGAAGGGCGCACTTGATGATATAGAGGATCGCGGAGAGTTTGACATTACTGAGTCGCTCGACAATGTAGGCTCTCCTCCGAGGGTTCGAGACGAGGTCCGGAGTCGTGCGCGCCAGAAAGCCCATTTCGTCCCGGATGTGCAGTCGATCGACCGGCGCGATATCATGCCGAGCCGAGAAGAATTGCTAAGTAATCTTCGAAGTGGCATGGTGGGAAGCCCGAAGGAGATCGACGATTTGCAATCGCTGCTCCTACAAATGGAAATAGAGTTGCTGAGACACAGCCGAGGCGAGCCTGGACTGGTTCCCAACATCTTCCCTCTCCAATTAAAGGGCAAGTAAATGGCAGAAGAAATCCCGTCGAACATCGACGCCCAGATCACCGAAGGTGACAGCACAGTCACCGAGAAGGCCGCTCCGGCGAAGAAAGCAAAGAAGGAGCCGCCCTCGTATCAGATGGTGGGCGAGTCGAAGATACCCGTCGCCAAGTCGCTCGGTACTCTATGGAAATCCCGCATGGAGGCCGCGAAGAAGGATCGCGAGAGCGTCGAAGAGGCCTGGGAAGAGGCCATCAAATACTACAACAACGATCAGATGCGTCATCGCACGTCGAGCGACCCCGATTACGCGGGCAACCGCGTCGATCAGATCACTGAACGCTTCCACGAGACCGAGAATGTCGTCTTCTCGAACACCACGACCGCTATTCCTGCCCTTTACTCGCGCAATCCCAAGGGCGAGTTCACGTCGACTACTCTTGAAGAGGAACACAAGCACTTCGCCACCATGTTGGAGCGTCTGGTCAATGTGATTGCGGGCCGCAAGTCCCATCCGGGCGTTAATCTCAAGCCGAAGGCGAAAAGGGCCGTCGTCACCTCTCTCTTGACCAATCGATCGTGGCTGGAGATCGGCTGGACGAACAAGAGCGAAAGCAGCGAGCAGGCGATGGCCGACTTGCAGAAACTCGCCAAGGTGTTCTCCAACAAGAAGTCCTCGAAGAAGCAGATCGAAGAAGCCGAGGGCAAGTTGATGGCCCTGGAGCAGATGATGGACGTTCTAGAGCCGTCAGGTCCATTCATCCGGTTCCGCCTGCCCACCGACATCTATCTGGACCCGTCCGCCAACGAAATCGATCTCACGGACGCCAA